CTGGTTTGCTGGAGAATCTACCAAGCTTAGCTCGACTAGCTCATAGTCCTTTACAAAGCGGATTGAACGACCTGCGTCCTTAACCCACTGAGTTTCAGCATCAATGATGGCTCCGCCGATAGAAAATCCCTGGAGCGTTCCGTCTAGAACCTTCTCCCAAGTATCCTGCGCACCCTTGGAAACATATACTGTAACAAAAATTCCATTATAGAACTTCTGCGTCTCCTGGTCGAAGTAGGAGTCTTCCTTGAAATCAACCATGCGACCAACAGCAATTGGCTGATGCATCTCTCGGATGTTTCCACGGAAACGGCTGAATGCACGCTGGTTGGCCTCCTTGAGAACTACATCTCCTTGGCTATCAGCGTTGTCAAGAGAGGCCCACCCTGAAACTAGGCGGTTCTCCTTATCAACCTTAGAAAGTGGCATCGTCAGACGAATACTTTCGCCATCTGAAGCCCACTGAGCCTTCTTAATCTCCATAGTTGTATATTATCAGCCGCCTTTTAAAAAGGCAAATTATTCGGGATGTGTTTCTTTAAAATGAAGGTATCTGATGTTTAGATAGATAGCTGCACAATAAAGTGCCATTGCGCTTGATGTAATTCCACCGGTATTTCTCCAGTCACCCGCAAAATATCCCATGGCAATGATTAGCCAATGAATAAAACCGACAAATGCTCCAATCGTCAAGGATTTTCTGGAGCCGCGAATTACCCCATAAGTCATGATTGCGCCAACAGCCATTGCCATACTACCCCAATATTCTTCTGGGGCTACACTAGATAGCCAATCATATACATGTGCATTTCCAAAAACATCCCAGAAGGGGTTGGCAATCCAGAACCCCCAGAGAAATGTATAAACTGACAAAACTACTGCGGCTACTTTATTGATTGGCCTAGCCAAAGCTGTGGCTAGGCTCTCCCAAGCCCTTCTTAGAATCTTAACCATTTAAATTAGGCGGTCTGTCTTCCTTCCCCTTGCGGATTTCTTGTGTTATTTGAGGAAGCGGAATCTGTCGAATTACCCTGACGCTCCTGGTCCCTCTTTCTATTACCGGAAGCCTGAGTCTTTTGCTCTGCCGCCTGCTGTGGCTTAAGTTCTACAGGCTTGTCTCCGCCCTTAATGCCAGGCATACCCTTACGAGCACGAACCTCATTTGGCAAATAGGTACCAAGACGTAGGTAACGCTCATCAATCTTTGACTGAGTATCTTCATCAGTCAAAGAAAGCTCATTCAACTTCAACACAAATACTTGTGTGAGTTCCTTGACAATCTTGTTCAACTTCTTTTCAAGAATTCTCTGGTCTGGCCTACATACTTGTTCCTTGAACGTCTTGTCTGCATCTCTAGCCGCCGCCAAAGAAACTCCCTCACCAAGAGACACCTTTGAGATAGGGACTCCATGAGCCATCAGAATTTCGTTCAGATTGCCCTTTCGGTAATTATTGAACGAAGAATCCTGCGTTCCAGTTTCAACAGGCTTCATTTCGAACGAAACCTTCTTGCCTTCCTCATCTGCTGGAAGTGGAACATACAGAGTCCTGTGATTCTTACCCTTCAAAGAAGCCTGGAAGAATTCTAGAATCTGCTGCTCTGAACGAGCAGAAAGGTTGCCACCCTTGATAACGATAACATAACGAGGAACTGCCTTGTTCTCAAAATAATCAAGATTAAATCGAGCGGAGAACTCATTACCAGTAACCGCCGTCATTGCAGAAATGATATCAGGAACACCGTAATATCCATGTGTAGGAGTGTACTTCTTGAAGTGGATAATCTCATTAGGACGTGGGTCATGACCAATTGGGTCGGTTGTTTCCTTGTCACCAAAGTTCCTAAAGAAAACCGCCCGATTTGAGATAATCTGAACAAATCCATCACGCTGCTTACGGATTCTCAATGTAGTTGCAGGAATATGTCCAAGATATCCGATTTCTCCAGTGTTCTTTCTACCAATCTCAAGGTAAGCGTTTCCGGTGGTTTCATAATCTGTCCACAGCTTCCCTAGAGTCTCATCGAATTCATCCTCTTCATTACATGAGTCAAGCCACTCGTTGAGCTGGATACGACCACGGGACAGTCTCCTACGTAGCTGAGAAAGCTTAGACTCATTTCCTTCTGCTCTGTCTAGAAGTTCCTTCGTTGCCTCTGATTCTACAAACTGATAACCCAACCCGGCGATATTCTTGACCTTAGCCTTAACAGCTGCCGCATGTGGAGAAGACTTCTCGTATAGAGCTGCTAGATAATCAAGATTATAGGGTGGCATAACTACTTCAAATAGGTTGTACCCCGTAATCTCGTCTCGCTCTTCACGCTTGGTCTTTGCTCCACCAGTTCCACGTTGGAACTTCTGGATTTCACGAGTCGTCTTCCTCTTAAGGGCAGGAGTGATTCCATCCATCTTACGGACTTCATCTGCTGACTTTGAGAATACATCAATTTCAGAAGAAGATGCCGAATATTCTACGATTGAGCCTACCTTAACCTCAATTTCCCTTGACTCTTCCTCTGCTGATACAACCTTATTTGCCATTAGCTAACCTGACCCTCTCTAAACGCTGCAATATCAAGCTCATCTGGAATCAAACCGAATTCCATGCGTCGCTTCTGATTTTCGAACTCTTCATCTGAGACCTTTCTGTGACCAGAAAGGAAGAATGGCTTACCCTCGGTAACACCATATGAGCGAACAGAGTCCTTTAGCTGCTGCATTCGCTTCTTATCACCCTTCATGGATGCAATACTCAAGAAATTGCCTTCATCGTCGCCAATCCAGCGACCATCAGGCATTTCCCAGACATAAACACCCCAGGGGACCTCTTCTACAATTTGCTTTCGTGTAGTCTTCATATCAGAAATTATACCTTTATCCTTGCCTATGAGCAAATTTAGGCAAGTTTTGCGTCAAAATTCAGCTTTAGAGGCAAGTTTTGTCCATAAGTTGGTTATCCGGCGCCCGTAATAGACCAATCGAATGAATATCCCCTGAATGGTGACGAAGTATCTGAAAAAATATGCTCAGAAATGTTCGATGTATTCTCATCTTCCATCTGAACTGCTGCTACCCCAACCCAAGCATCATAAATTGCAGTTGCTGTGCCTGATGTGATAGTGTCTGGATACAAGGCAACATATCCGACCCTCATTGGGTAGCCCGCAGAACCTGCTGAACTATTTCCAATATAAACAATATCTGTTGTTGCCGGAAATACAGCCAACACATGGTGCCACTTTCCCGCAGCAATAGAAAATGGTGATGAAACCGATACTCCATCAACGTACAAAGCGGTGAGTCCTGTAGAAACCCACTGGCCCGAACCATTTGATGTAATTGAAGCAGAACCTAGGGCAAGGACCGTCTTACTCGCTGTGCTGGTATCGAATTTAACAGTCATCTCCACTACAGAATAAGGGTCAAAGTCTGTGTCTGCTGGAATTGAAATCCCATTGGATGCTGGCAACAAAACCCCGGCGTTATCATTGAAACTTGCTGGTGGATATGCCATATCTGCCAATGTGACTGTCAGTGGTGCATTAAATGAAGCAACAAGAGACTCGTCGGAACCCTTAATATGCTTGTCTGTGTAAAATACAACCTTCAGGTTGCTAACAGTGGATTGATGGTCAGTTGTTGTTGGAATAGTTACTCTGACAGCAATAGCCCATCCAGAAGACAGACTCTGAGTTCCAACAATTGAACTGCCATTTGTTACTGGAGTCCACGTTACATTGTCTGTTGATGTTTCTACAGTGATTGTGTCAAGCGAGTCCCATGTGATTCTTGAGCCATTGAGTGTAATACCGGAACCTTCGTCTCCTGCTACAGAATATTGGTATGTCCATGTTCCAGTAAGCCACTCTCCTGTTGTTTCATCAAATAGATTGACAAGCTCATCGTCTACTGACGTTACATTACCCGCGAAAATTCCTGAATTCCAGTCATCAGTTTCACCAAATGAAACTGTGTCATATACCGAACTGTATGCATCTGAGAACAGATAATACTTGCCAGAATTATTCGCTGAAAGATTGACAACTTGCGGGTACTTTATTCCAGTGTTGTAATGTCTGCTTACACGAACGTAATCTAGTCCATAGTTATATACTGCTGGAGTATCCATAACCATAGTTGTTGTCATTGTAGTCTTAAGATTGGTGGTTGTATCTGAAATCCCGGCCAAAATCTCTGAGTCGTCAATATCAGAACTGGCAACAGTTTCCCCGTTAACATACAAAACCATTGACTTGCCATCATAGACAGCTACAACATGATAGATTTCACCAGCCTGCAAGTGTTCATAAATAACACTAACCAGTGAAGAAAAGTCCATCGAGAATCTAAGGGTCAATCCGTCAAGGAAGAGTCCGCTATTGTCTCTTGCCAAGATTGCTGCTGTACCGCTTTGAGGCTTAATCCACGCCTCCAGAGAAAATGCCCTGGACTCTCGACCAGCAATCATAATTGAGGACACTGGATAATTTACTGTGTCGTCTGAGCTTAGATACTGAGCAGCAACACCGCCCGCCACAATTGGGCGGGTTGTTTGTGGAGTACCTGAATAAGTGGCATTGTTACCATATCCAGTAGAATCATTAAGTGGTAGAGAATCAAAAGACCACAATCCAATAGGTCCGTCTCT